CGCTCAGCATGAACGCACTGGGCGGCGTCGTTTACAGTGGCCGCAATGATCCAAACTATGAAGGGCCGTTTGCAAATCTGGTGCGTGGCACAGCTGGCATGAATATGTCTGGCGGTGATGACAATGGATCGCAGCCTGCAAGCCAGCCGCCAGCCACAGTAGATCCCGGCACAACCACGCCAGAACAGATTGACGATCTGGCTGTGAACTATCTGCGCGATCCGTTTTTCCTCTACAGCGGTCAAGGGAATCTGTTTCAGCCCTATGGCTACGCTGGCGGCACCTTGGTCGATCTACTACAGACACGCGGCATGACACCGCCACAGCAGGCTGCAGCCAACCTTAATCTATTCGGAAACCCTAGGGACTTTGTGTAATGGAAGTTGACCTTGAAGCTGCTGATGCCGCCTACCAGGCGCTGTCTGAGCAAGAGAAGGAATTGATCCGCGAGGCTTTGGACAGCCCCCTGGCAGGCGTGCTTGCCAAGGTGTTTCCTGAGCTGATGCGCTCACTCGGCAGTTTTAATCGGCCTCGCCGCAAGATGGATGCAGCGCAGCAGCAGATGGCGGCAAGGATGCTGATGGGATGAGCAAGAAGACATTTGTGTATCGCGACGGCAAGATCGTCGCGAAGTCAGAGGCCGGCCCTAGAGCCGGCCTTAATCTTATGCGCGACATCGAGCCTTACCAGAACATGAAAGATTTCGGTTGGATCACCAGCCGTTCGCAGCACCGCGAGTTTTTGCGGCGCAACAACTTTGTGGAAGTAGGAAACGAGCAAAACCACTTATTTGAAAAATGACTGAACAAGAACTCCCGCTTGATAGCACTCAAGCTGAGGCCACAGCCGATGCTGCCGCCCCAGTCGAGCCAGCAAAGTCGGAAAGCGTTGCACAAACACTCGCACGCACTTTGCAAGAATTAGACCCTGAAGCCGAGGCAGAACAGGACACGCTGCCTGAAGCGCCGCCAATGGACGATGAGCCAGAGGAAGAGCAAGCGCCTGCCGAAGCTGAAGATGAGCCAGAAGAGGATGCAGAGCCAGAAGAGCCGCAGGCGATGGAAGCGCCTCAGCACTGGCCGCAAGACTTCAGAGAAGAGTTTGAGGCTATGCCGCCAGAGGCGCAGCAGCTCTTCATGTCGCGCTATCGTCAGATGGAGGGCGACTACACTAAGAAAACACAAGGCGTTGCAGCTTTCAAAAAGAAAGCCGACGCCTTTGAAGAACTCCTTGCCCCGCACCGGCAAACCTTTGCACGGGCTGGCATGGATGACGTGGCTGCTGTCAGGCAACTGTTGGCAGCCAACGACTATCTGCAGAAAGACCCTCAAAACGCCATTGCCTGGCTTGCAAACCAGTATGGCGTGGATGTTGGGGCAATCGGTAACGATCCAGCCCCAGAGGATGAATATGCAGACCCACAGGTGAAGGCGTTGCAGCAACAAGTAAATCAGCTCACCGGCTTCATCCAGAACCAACAGACACAACAACAGCAAAGCGTTCAGCAAAGCACACAGTCTATGATCGACCAGTTTGCCGCGCAGACCGATGACAATGGCAATCCAGCGCACCCGCATTTTGAACAAGTGCGGAGTGTAATGGGTACGCTCATCAATGCCGGCAACGCACCAGACTTGAAGACAGCGTATGAAATGGCGGTGTATGCCGACCCGAATCTGCGCCAGCAAGAGATGCAGCGGTTCGCCGCCAAGCAGTCTCAAAGCGAAGTCAAGAAAGAGGCGGTGAAAAAGGCCAAGAAGGCCCAGCGGTCAACGGTCAGAGGCAGTGCAGCACCCGCTCAACCTACGCTTCCAGCAAAGATGTCTGTTCGCGACACAATAGAAGCATCTATCCGTCAACTTGAAAGCAACAGGAGCTAGATTATGGCGAGTCCAAATCTCTCCGAGATCGTCACCACGACTCTGCGGAACCGATCTCGACAGCTTGCTGACAACCTCAGCAACCATAATGCGTTGCTTCAGCGGATGCGCGAACAAGGCAACCAGACAACTGTGACTGGTCGCGATATCGTGCGCGAGCTGGAGTATGCCGCAAACTCAACGGTTCAATTCTATCAGGGCTATGAAACTCTGAATGTTGAGCCTTCAGACGTGCTGTCCGCAGCCGTCTTTGACTACAAACAGATGGCTGGCAATGTCACCATCTCTGGCCTTGAGCAAATCAAAAACTCAGGTGTCCAGGCCATCATCAATCTTCTTGAGGCACGCATCAACGTGCTTGAAAAGAGCTTGATGAACACCCTTGCAACGTCCCTCTATTCGGACGGCACAGGGACAGACGGTAAAGAAATCGGTGGTCTGCAATTGATCATTGCAGATGCTGGCACCGGCACGGTCGGTGGCATCAACTCCTCGACCTTTACCTTCTGGCAAAACCAGCAGACCACTGCAACGTCGAGTGCTTTCAGCACAGCAAACGTGCAGGCAGATATGAACAATATGTATCTCCTGCTTGTTCGCGGTGCCGACGCGCCTGACCTGATCATGGCAGATGCCAACGCCTACAAGGCTTTCCTCGGAAGTCTGCAGGCAATCCAGCGCATCACCAGCGATGATCTCGCACGGTCTGGTTTCACCAGCGTTCAGTATCTGAACTCTGATGTCGTCTATGACGATCAATGCCCAGCCAACAAGATGTATTTCCTGAACACTCAGTATCTGCGTCTTGAGGTTGCAGAGGGCAGGGACTTTGTTCCTGGTGAAGCAAAGATGTCGGTAAACCAAGATGCTTTGGTTACTCCGATGTTCTGGTCAGGAAACCTGACTTGTTCCAACCGCGCCCTTCAGGGCGTCATTCATGTGTAAGGAGGTCTGAGATGTTTGCATCAGTTATCGGTATTGATCCGACAGCCGTTTCCTCCACACCTGAGTTTGGAGTGGGGCAGATTGGTGCCGTCGTTAGCAATAACGGCGTGACCAAAATCTACAAGTATGTCGAGTATAAGGTAGGCTCTGGCAGCGTCGCCGCGGTGAGCGGAAACGCATGTTATTACAATACCTTAGACGGCTACAAGCTCAACCAGGTCACAAGCGATCTTAGTGACTCGGTAGAGATTGGCGCTGGCATACTGCAGTCCGCTCCGACTGACGGTCAGTATTGCTGGATTCAGATCAAAGGTGCCGCAACCATGGCAGCAGCTCTTACTGCTGGCGCGGACGGCGACCCTCTGACAGCGACCGGAAGCTCAGACGGCAAGCTCGACGTTACTGCTGACGTGACCAGTGTAGTGGTCGCATACGCAGGCGATGCGTCTGACAAGGAAATCATCTGCGATTTCCCATTCTAACTTCCTCCGACTGGGGCGGCTTCGGCCGCCCCCGTTTTCACCATGATCAAGGGAGAGATCATGCCAGCCAAGGCTATATTTTTTCAGCGTGAGCTGAATGGAGAACAACGAGATTTTTGTCGCATTTCTGTGCAGGGCATCCGCGATGTCTGGGAGGGGCCAGTGCGGCCTCAAGACCTGAGCCGGTTTCCTGACGAGTGGGACGAATACAAGAAGCAACAGAAAAAGCCCAAGAAGAAGGGCGGCAACCTCAATGATCTGCCAGGCATGTCAGAGCCGCGTCGCGTTGAGCTAGAGCTTGCCGATATAGAAACCATCGAGGAGCTTGCCGCTGCCGATGAGGTGCTGCTCCGCAACATGGGTGAGCCGTATGTGCAGCTTAAAAAGATTGCCGGGCTGCACCTCGATGCAAAGCCCAAGCGAAGCCGCAAACCAGCGGCAGAACCAGTAGAGGAGCCGGCTGATGAGCCTGCTGACGATAGCCCAGACGATAGCTGACTTCACAGGGTTTGAGCGCCCCAGCACTGTCGCTGGGAACACAGATCCGATTGCGCGTCAGCTTCTTGCCATAATTAACCGCGAGGGCAAGCAGCTCATGCGGTCAACGAACTGGCCAATCTTGATGAAGGAGCACACCTTCTCAACGGTCAACGGCACTCAGAACTATGCGCTGCCGACAGACTTTGACAGGTTTGTCAGTGGCACAGCTTACAACCGCAGTGATCTTGACCAGATGACCGGGCCTATCACTCCGCAGCAGTACCAGGCCGACAGGTTTGGAACGACCAGCACCGGCATCATTGATCGCTTTCGTCTGAAGTCCAGCAGCAACGCGCTGCGGTTTGATATCACCCCGACACCGACCGCGGCTGAAACAATCGGCTTTGAATATGTTTCAAGCCACTTCAACCAGACCAGTGGTGGCACCTCGCAAGCTGCTTTTGCTGCTGATACCGATGTCGGCATCCTTGATGAGACATTGATAGAGATGGGCGCGACTTGGCGCTTCAAGCAGGCTCACGGCCTGACCTATGATGAAGACTTCCGGCAGTATCAGCTTGAGCTGCGTCAGGCGATTAGTCGGTCTGGCGGTGCGCCAATCATAACGATGACCGATGCAAGGCGTCTGCTGGTCAGCCCTTACTCCTACAACTTGCCTGACAGCGGCTTTGGGATTAGCGGCTAATGCTGCAGGCACTTCCACAATCCCGCCGGTTTGCAGTCAAGGCAGCGGCGGTGCCGGCTCCTGTGGGCGGCCTCAACAGCCGTGACAGCATCGACGCCATGCCGCCGACTGACGCCATCGTGATGAGCAACTTTTTTCCGTCTGTTGAAAAGGTGACCCTGCGTGACGGCTTTACTCAGTTCTGCACTGGTATCGGCACAGGCGACGTTGAAACGCTTGTTGAACACAATGCCGGCGCAAACCGTCAGCTCCTGGCTATCGGCAGCGATGGCGTCTTGTACCAGATTGACACCGGATCGGCGGTCAGCAAGAAAACCGGCCTCGCGAACGGCAGGGCAGAATCGGTCGAGTTCAACGGTCTTACCATCTTTGTGCCGTCAGGGGC